CAAGAAAGACTTCCTGATTGACTTGATAGTAGATGCAAAGCGAACACTCTGAGAAGACAGGGTGGACTCTCCTGTGAGTGATCCTGTGTTCTCCTCGAATCCCATGTAGCCCCTAGGGATACGAAGGGATCCAAACAACTTGTTACGCATGTACTCAACATCAACAATGTCGCTAATGTTTGGTGTCCCAGGAAGCTTATCAATCCTAGACTGGGATCCATCACGAGTAGCCCAGAAGATGTCAGCATCAATAGACATAGGGTTGAGTTGGGATCTGTAATCGCCCGTACCCTTGTTGAAGTGATCCCTCTTCTTGATGGCTTTCTTCCACCTGTTGACAATATCGTAGGCTTCCTCAGCAGTAGCATTTCCTACATCAACGTAGTAGATGATCCTATCTGCAGCCTTGGTCATACGATAAACAACAAGGGAATCCTCTACCATCTTTAGCTGTTCCCAAGCCGTAGCGGCTGGGTAAAGAATGGAGTCCCCATAAAGAACATCACGTTCCCTAGATGGCATCCTAAAGTGGATGATCTCCCATGGACGCCACTTGATTTTTCCATCCGCAGACTTCTTAGCAGCCGTCTGTGTCTTCCCACCAGTGTTTGGCCTAAATCCTAGGAGTTTTCCGTGTTCCTGCACTCTGATAATGTTGGCGGGTGGGGGAGACTGCAAGTGGATGATATCCCCAGTTTCGCTGTTGTGTGTAGCGGCCTCGAAGTCATCCCCAAGTTTAGAAGTTCTCCTAATAATAGATGAACCAATCTCCTCCATACCCACACGTTCAAACATGGCGTGGGCAACCCTTACTACATCAGCGTTATCTGAGTCCACCCATATACTAGCATCATGCTCCAGGTCGTAGACAAAACACTCCTCAGCGTAAAGGTCTAATGCACTGGCAACTAGCTCGTACTGATCCATCCTGTGGTAGTTACGGTACCTAGCTGAACGCTCCTTAGGTCTGCTAGTCTGGGTATTGTAGTAGTTCCACTCTGAGGACTGCCCATATCCCTCAGCCTCCCCCGAAAAGGGGTGTTTAATCCTGGTAACAGGCTGATCCAGCCCGAAGTATTTCCTTACACCTAAGAAATCTAGTAGTCCCATTGCATACCTTCCTGCACAATACCAGTTATGAAACCATCATCCGTCCGCTCACGCAACCCAAATACCTTCTCGGCTAGTTTGTTTTTAGCCTTGAGAGGCCTGTTTAGGTAGGTTGGATAGATGTTCTTGTCACGCATACATGCGTAAACAGCACCAGCTACAGCATCTGATACGTCCTTAGAGCCTTCTGGTGGGTGGTCAATCTTGACCCTGTTTCCTCTCAGGGTTCTCTGCAACTGACCAATCTCCTCAATGAAGGGCTCATACCTGTAGACGTGCAAACGTTCTTCCATGAGAAGATCCCTGAGACAATCATAGGGATCTGTCTTACGGTCAATTGATTGTACCTCAGATTTGATGCCAGCCTTGTGTAAATCTTGCACGGATGAAGCTGACTGCCATCCGTCATAAGTTACCTTGCCAAATCTGTAGCCATTCCTCCTCAGGAACAAGAAGAACTCTCTGATGGCTGAAATGTCAATCTCACCCCCCGGAGCAGCTTTAATCCTGAGCATGAAGTCCACACTGATCTCAATAGCGGGCACCTTGAACTTGAAGTCATCAACAATAACTCGCTCAGTCTTCTTCATACCCTTAGAGTGAACCATCGCTATACCAGCACAATCTCCGTTGAGGGCCAAGTCAACATGAGCGTACCTAGTAGCTAACGGGTTAAGCCTTGGTGTGTAGCGAGAGCCCATCACTTTACAGACCCTGCGGATGTCAAACCAATCAGCAATCTGAGGCATCGTCTGGTAATCAAGCTCAAGTGTTTCCACAGAGAATGGATGATCCCATTCTGCGTTAGCACATTTGAGAAGCTTGGTACGATCCTGAAGGTAGTTCGACACAGCGTAAACAGGGAGGCCAGCTAGGTCCCTAATTGCCTGGTCAATGTTGTTCTCAAAGATCGTTTTGTGCTCTACCGGCACATCAATAATTACCTGCTCTCTAGGATTCCTCTCAAAGTCTTTGAGGATTCTAGATGGCTTGTACTTGTTACCTACCGCAACCCTGAAGGTGTCCCCGCTGTAAAGATTTACTGGACGTGTCTCCCACAACGCAAAATCGGATAGGTGCACACCAGGAGTCCCAGCGAATTGCTTGATGTGTCTTTCCAGGAAGTCCGTCTCAGTGTTTCTAGATGAGATTACACAGAGGAGGCCTGGGTTCTGCCCTCTGTAATCGTACTGACCAGTAATACGAGCACGTATCTGGTAGTAAAGTTTGTACGCCTCACCAAGAGCACCACCCTTCATAAAGTTGGCCTCATCAATGATTACGCAGATCATGGCTCTACCGAGAGCGTGAAGTTCCCTAGATCCATAGTTGATTCTGATGCGGTTTGGGAATTCCAATCTGTAGTTGAGCTTGCGGTTACGGGGGAAGTACTTCTTGAAGTAGGGTGAGTTGTCTACGAACTCCTTGATGTAGTCAAAGGCCGTTTCCTCAGCTTCGGACAGACGCACAGAGAAGATGCCAAAGTAGATGGCAGTGTTGGGGTCACCTAAGCCTAGGAATGTTTGTGGGTTCTTAGTGCAGGATAGGATGTATAGCTTGTAGGTGCAGGCAATTGCCGCTGTCCATGTTTTACCTCCACGGATGGCCCCAGTAAACAGCCACTCGAAAGTAGTGGAACCCGGCTTGAAGACTTCTTTAAGCTCATCTAGCCATACATCATAAATCTTGTCACAGGACTTCCCCAAGTAGAATTCATCCTTAACAAACGTTTCAATGTCTACCGGCTTACGAACGAAGTCAATAGAATACATCTTGTTTAAGGTATCGGAGCTACCCCTCTCCATGTGCTCTCTGAGCATCTGTAATGTCCACTGACGCTCATCCTCTGATAACCTTCCGAGGATGGACCTTACCTTGTCAGGATCTATGTTGCCCTCTGCTAGGGATGCTAAGATATCATCCTTCTTCGACATCTATGATATCCTCCTGCGGTGGCGACTCCCCGAAGGCCTGGAGAAGACCCTCAACAGCGTGCCGTATTGACTCCCTGGACCCGGCCTCTGGAACATCCTCCCGCTTAAGAGTGAGAGACCTGGCGTCTACCATATTGATGAGAATCTGAGCACCCGTTGCAGAATCCTCAGTAGACTTGTTGATGAATTCAATGTTGTCCTTGACTATACTCTCCACAGCACGCAACGCTTGTAGAAGCTCCTGAGTTTCCATCAGTTCTATACGCTCTGGGGTGAACAGAGATTCTTGGATACCCTCAGCTACCTGAACTAGGTTAGAAATACGCTTCATCCTCTGCAGGGCCAAGATAGACATGAACATGGATGCCCTATCCCGGGACTCTGCAAGTATGTGTCGTAGTCCATCAGTGGATGACAGCCTAAGCTGCTCTCCTTTTGCTGCCCAATTTGCTGTCTTTTCTAGTAACTCCTCTGGCTTCTCAGATACAGTGTCGGCTATGCTACGATGTTTACTGGTGGTAAGCGCAGAACCTTCATCATCATTCAGAGCCCTCAAGGCTTGCTTGACTTTCTTTTTCTCGCTCATGCTAGCTTTCTCATCTCTCTATGTATATTCCACAAGGCTTTCCTGCTTATAGAGTACCTGTCAGCTAAATATCCCACAACATCTTGCACCCTCTTTTTATTGCCGGAATCCACTGCCTCCTCTAGAGATAAGTAAACATAGGTGTCTCTGATGGCGTTCTCAACTACAGCTTTTGGGGGCACCTCCACGGTAGTCCCAGCAAATATATCCAAAAACTTCAATAGATCCGCTTTACCGAATATTTCGTAAAGCTCTGGAAGGATGGTATCCCTGCCAGCCCTCACTAAAGCCATCTGTAGAGCATCGATGTGCTTAGTTACAGCAGGATCGAAGATGGATAAGCTTCTAGAAAAACGCTTCTGTGTTTTCTTCGTCTTCTTTTTTTTCTTCATCTGTTAACTCAAGCATACTGACGAACGACCTACGCTCATTACCGTACAAATAAGGAACATCTTCCCTAACCTTATAAAGCTGTCTTCTGATGTTAACCTTGGTGAAATCTAAGTAGAACTGCTGTTTAGGGTAGGGAATGCCGTATTTGTCCCTTAATACAAGAGGGCTTGGCAAGCTAGCTTTTATTAACGCCTCCCCTATGTAACAACAGGCCTGCCTCTCATCAGGATCCAACCGGGTGCTAGTTCCTAAGTGCAGTAAAATCAAGTCCTTCAGATCATCAACAAAGATTCTGTGCTCAGTATCTGTTGCTGCATCAAATGGCCTGTAGTTAAATGAACGCACAGACCTGTCCCCCTCGAAGGGGATGAACTTCTTGTACATGTACCTGATTAGTTCCCAACGGATGGTTATCCGAAGGTAGTGGGCAAAAGAGTACTGAAAGGGGAGTTTGTGGTCAATGAACTTGAAGATGACCCTATAGGCAACAGGGTCTAGAACATCATAATCAAAAGCTCTTTCCCCAAAGAGCTTTCTCCAAGTCCACCCCACCAAGTTGGAAATGATGGGAATAGCGTCTCTTACGTGGTCGTAATTCTCGGTAGCGAACCACTTGATGTAGTACCTCCTGATTTGCATTCCGAGCTTAAGAAACCCATGTATGCCATCATACTCGTAAACGAAGGGGTACCCAAATCTAGTCATTCTCAAATGGAATCTCTGGTACTATATTACCACTCCATCTAGCATCTTCCTCATCTAAAGGCCTAACAATTATCTTGATGACAGCCCTTAAGTCTTTATGTGGGGGATTTTTGTAGGCATCTTCCTCAAACTCTGGCAATTCACCGTCTGGAACCCACTTTTTGTGCCCTACTACAAGCAAGTTTTGACAGTCATCTATGCCCCAGTGCTCAGCACAGGCATCTTCCAGGAGCTTAAAGTAATCTGTGACATCTCTCCGTCTGAATGTCCCCTTCTTGAAGAAGAAAGAGGATCTTTCCATCAGGAAAAGGAAACACAGTGCCAGCGGGGGTTTAAGCGCACCCCAGCCATGTTTCTTTTCTTGTGCTTCTAGGAATTCTTTGGCCTTCTCTTTGAAGGCTCTGTGTCCAGGCTGCATGTACCTCATGGGTACATTCTTCCTGCCACGTTTGAGTATTCTAGTGCCGTAAGCTTGATTTAGCGATACAGGGGCAATAGGCAGACTATAAACACGCTCTAGGGACTTTCCTGACATATAAGACCAACTTCATTCTTCGGCCTCATCTTACCATCCCCAGATGCATATTTGGCAGATAATCTACGATGCCAAACCTCCCAGTGGTGGGAGCACAACTTAACAGTTTTTCCGTTACCAATAGTTAACATCAGACAAGAAGGAAGGCCACACAATACACAAGGCTCTACTTGTTCATTAGTTTGTCCCATTGTATCGTTATGTCCTTCTTAAAAATGAAATGCTTGTAGCTCTGGCGAACCAACATTAGCTCGTCATCTACTACATTGTATATACTTCCGCACCCCCAGCATCCGACTTGGAGCACCATGTGCCCGCTGTAAGCCTGAACTGTCCACTGCCACCTACTATGGCAGTATTCACACCTTTTCTTTTCCAAACATACCACCGAGGAAGTACTCCAAGATTCCTTTTAGCAGATCCCCTGAAAGGCCTCCACCCTTCTCATAGATGGAAGCTGGAACATCTGCTTTGTACAAATCAACCGGATTTGACACGCTAGTAAGTACTTTGAAAGTAATGTGATACATCGTTGTCTTACCAATGGTATCCTTAGACACTCTTACATCAAATAAGCTGTCTATGTCCCCAATGATAGTCCCTGTAGTTCCGTCTCTCCTGAGGTACACAACCTCAATCAAGCGGTCACCACATCCACGAGAGAACGAGTACCTGTACCCCTGTTCTTCCAGATCCTTGTTCCTGAACTTAGATTTCCCCATGGGAGTCAGGACTTCACGCTCGGGTAGGTTAATATCGGCCTCAGGGACCTGTTTATTAACTAGGTGGGTCGGC